CGTTGAGGACCAGTACGCCAGCTTCCTTTTGTACTCCGCAAGTAGACTGGAATATAACGCTGAGAAATCTTCGTCTGATTTCGTCGAGATGTACGCTAGTGCAGCGTGATTGATATTAAGTTTTTTTTGTTCGTTCATTATTTTATTACCTCCCCGTTACTGCTTACATAATGTATGTCGCGATACTTTTCGGTTTCGCGCACTTTTTTGAAAGTTTTTTAATTGCTTGTTTTGCATGTACTTATCATAGCATGTTTAATATGGTAAACATGGAAAAGTACACTATAATTACCAATTGCATTTTTGTGTACTAATGTAAACATTGGACGTAAAAAAACAGCCCCGTTATGGAGCTGCTAAGTTTAATGTTTATTTATGCTATCTATCAACCGCCTGGCTTAATGCCAGCCATCATCACGCTATTTGCACTACTAAATATGTCGCTCACCTCAAATACCACCGCTGCAACTCCTAAAACTACTAAAGCTACAAATAAAATCTTTTTCAAAGTGTGTCTCCTCCTCAATATTAATAGTAAACTGAATCATCTGTTCCGCCCAAGTTGAGTCATCCCCGCGATCCTTAAGTTCTTTAGCGATAAAACCCGAGAAAAAGTAGTTATCCTGCTTAAAAAACTTTAGAAAGCATTCGTGCAAATTTTCCTTCCGACTGTCCGTCGTGGCTTTAAAAAGGATAATTAGGTCGTCTTCTCCTTTTTGATACATCAACTCCTCTATCGCTTTTAGGTTGATTTCGCTATCTCTATCATCCTGGAAGTTAAGAAGTAATTTATCTGATGTGTCGTCTAATTCAATATTGAGGTAGAGTTTCGCAAAATCTAAGTTCAAGCGCGCTTCTGTTTCGATGACTACGTCACCAATTGATTTAGCAATATCGTAACTCTTAGTAAGATAATCGATACATTTACGTTTATCTTCTAGGATGTACGACATCCCTAATATATATGTCGCATCAGAAACAGTTTTCGCGCAAATATTTCCGTTAAAAATTAACTCTGCATAGTGACGTGCTCTTTCCGGATTATTTAAATGAAGGTACGCAGGTGCAAGCACTTCCGCTATGCGGTGTAAAAAGCACTCTTTCATAAATAATTCACGTTTATCACTCAGATTCTTCAATCTCCGTTCTACATCTAACGCAATGTCGAGCATAGTACGAAACTTTTTTAAGAAGTAGTAACCGTAGCATTTTAAAATGTCAGTCAAAATACGAAGAGACCCATCTTTTAGTCGGCAAGATTTATCTAGTTTGTGGATAAGCTCAACGCCACGTATTTTATTTTTCATATAGTCATAGATGAGTGAATAAACAGAAATATATTCAGCGATGCCGCCCTTTTCATCCTTGTGTTTTTCGAGTAGTTTACCTAGAAGCTCAATATTCCTAGTGGTCGCAGCGTACTCGAAACTCTGTTTTATTGCTTCAACTGTGTTTAAGCGTAGGCACCATTCTTCCATTGCTTCCCTTTGATTATCTGGACGAAGTAAGAACGATAAACGCAGGAGCTTACGGAATCCAATAATGCCATCGGACTTAAACTTAGACATACCCTGTTTAGATAATCCAATATATTCGCCCACTTTAGTAAAAGTAAGGTCATCTCTATCTTCGATTTCATTGCATAGTTCTTTGCATAAATTCTGCATTTTTTGGATTCCCCCTGACATATAATTTGCGTGCATTCATAGGAAACATTTGGTATAATCTAATTGTACTAAAAATGTTTACGATTGTAAACAATAATGTTTATTATAATGAACAAAGAGGTGTTTTAAATGATCGATTTTTCACCGCTTCACCAAACGCTAAAGGAAAAGGGTATGCTTATGAGTGACTTTCGTGACACACTTCTTAGCTCAAGGACTCTTGCAAAAATAAATAAAAACGAAGACGTAAACCTAAGCACAGTTGAAAAAATATGCTTACATTTAAACGTTTCAATCGAAAAGGTCGTAAAATTCACTCCGGATGGCTCCAAAAGTAAATAAGTTAATATGAGGTGACGCGCCACGATTACGGTCGGAAGGTGCTTGCTTCGAGAGCGCCGTCTTGAGCGCGGTCTGACACAGCAACAACTCGCCGATCGCGTCCTTATGACGAAGTCACAAATTTCTGACTACGAAAATAAGCGCTACATTCTCAAGGTGCCAGCCGCAAAGGTCATCGCCGATACACTCGGTTGCCTTATCGAAGACCTCTACGAATGGCCCGAAGCAAGCCGCAATCGAAACGGGTAAGCAATGTGTCACTTACCCAGACCGAAGGTACGCGCATTCACGTACAAGCTCCGACAACCTTCCGACTTCTCGACCGCATTCCTCAACGCGATCACTCCGTACTTAACTAACGCCTCATTGGCGTCCTTAACATCGCCTGGCACATACGCCTGCCTAATTCGTACGTGCCCACGCAACATAGACTCGATTTCCGTCCGCAGTTTGCCGCCTGCCTTATCGTTATCCGTCGCGATTATTAATTCCTCGATTGGCGACCGTAATAGTAAATCCCGTTTAGCTTCGTTAAAACTTGCACCTCCGATCGCTACCGCAGCATAGCCCGCCATTTGCCAGCTCATAGCGTCAATTTCAGCCTCGCAAATCACCGTCGTTGCCTCCGCATGCTCAATTCCGTAAACAAGCTCGCGAATAGGCTTGCCACCTCGATAATACCAAAAAGTCTTTCCGTATACTGTGCGAAACTTCACATTATTTAACTTTGTTTCCGATAAATTCCACGGAATGACTGCCGCCCGGCTCGCGCTATCATAAAGCACGCCCATTTGCCGCTGGACGCGCTCGGAGATGCCACGCTTTTTGAGGTAATCGTAACTTTCGGTATATTTCGCTAAGATGTCGGCATTCAACGGCTGCCTAGACCGCTGAATGTGTAACTTTATAGGTCGGAGTTTTACCGTATCTTGTTGGTTGTCATAGCAACCGTACTCGGCCCGCAAATATTCCTCAGTTTCCTCATACGTTTCGTTCCGTAAAAACGATAGCAGTTTGGTAAAGTTGCCGCTTTTCCATTCTGCGTCGTACGCTCCTGAGTCTCCGAAGCATCCGGCATATTCTCCGGTCAGATTTACGAAGAATGATGGTGTTTTGTCATATCTAAACGGACTGGCAGCGATAAGTTTATCGGAGGTCCAACGTGGCTTAATCCACGGAAACTTTTCGAGCTCTTCGCGATAGTCAATTTCGATCATGGCATTCGCCTCCTTTTTTGTAATATTTTCGTAATATACTAATACTACCGCTGTATAAACCTGTTGTAAATGACATAATTTGTCGAATCTTGGTTTTATTTCGCAATATCTTAAAATTCGAATTGACTGACGGCTGCCTCGCCGGTTTCCACTTCACGGACTATCCCGAAGTTTGGCAAATATAGGACTTCGACTTGTGTTCCTTCTCCGCCGTTTCTTCCCTTGCCGATCTCGATAATCCCGGTACCGTCCAGCGTATCAATTCCGAGCACATTCGACGCGTCCTCAAGGACTGCTTTCGTTTTCTTTATTTCCGCACGCTTTGGCGGTCGTAGCTCGCGATTACCTTCGTCGTCTCTATCGTCCTTGACTTCGTCCGCCTGGGTGATAACGTGAATGACGGAGCCAGTTAGTCCGGCCAATCGGCGAATCCGTTTCGAAGTATTGGCGACATCACCTCCGGCAACCTTAGACGTATTTGCTTCGTAGTCCATGAGATAAATCGGATCGACGACGACTACGTCAGCCTTTGTCGCAAGTATGTCCGCTTCCAACTGCTTCACGCCGCGATTATAAAAATCAGTATCGTCCGCAGCTCTTAGCGTAATATTGCCGGGCATATACTTGCCCTCCGCCATTTGTGCGATGAATACCTCGAAGCCTGCCTCGAATTCGTCCGAAAGCTTGCCCGTTAATAGTTGGCGATTTTCAAAGCCTGCGTCATAATCAACGCCCTCTATATTTGCGGTTACAATGCCGGCCCTTGCGCTGATTGACGAATATGCCCGTGCCAGCCACTCGAACCGCGACATTTCCATCGCCCATACGAGCACATTTGCGCCTTGCATAGCCGCCTCAATCGCTTCCTCCATCGTAAACACCGACTTACCGCGCCCGCTTCTAGCGTACCATGTGTACATGTTTCCGCTCATATAACCGCCGACGTGTTCGTTAATTGACCGGAATTTCGACTTCCATATCTTGAATGATTCGCCAGCCTTGCGCTTGCGATATTCGGTGAGGAACGATTCGGCGTCTGTCTTTATGTCTACGCCTATCTTATTACGAACGCTTGTTCTAAGTTTAATACTTTCGACTTCTGATTGCAACCACTCGAATAGCGAAAATATGTCTTTTTGTCCAACTTTTTCAAATTGTTCGCCGAGCTTATCGTTAACTAGCTCCGCAAATTGAACCTTCGCCGATTGCTTCTTAATTTCACGCGTTAAATAATCATATGAATCCGATACTTCCGGCACATAATTGAAATCCGGACACTGTGCGGTGACTTCGGCATAACTGGGCGCCTGGCCGCGATTCTTTTCCGAATAATTGGTGATGAAACGGAAGGCTTGGCGCTCACCTTCCGTACTTAGATCGCGTTCAGTG